ATTGGCCGGCACGGCAAAACGATTACAGGATTTGATGAGGATCGGGGTGCAATCCGCACATTTTATCGGGCTGATATTGAGCGCTGGTTTGAAATCAACACACGGCGGGCAACCCGGACAGAGCAGCGCCCGGAACCTATGTTCCGCAAGTTGCGCACCCTGCGTTATCTGAAAATGAGCGCAGATGCATTAGGCGCAACCGTGGGTTATGACGGTATGGCGGCGCGTATCGCGCGCATTCACCAGTATGGCCAGCGCGACGAGGCGAGGCCGGGCGTTGTGGTGATTTACCCCGCACGCAGGCTGCTCGGGTTTACGCAGGCAGATGAGGCACTGATCACCGAGGCCGTGATCAGCAGCCTGAGCGGACGGCAATAATGATTACAACATACAAATCAATCATGACTGGTGCTGCCGGCAGATTGTGCGACTGGCAGTCAGTAACGGCGGTAGGGCAATGAGTGCGGAGTTAAACCGGCTGCTGGGCAACCTGCTGCGCCTGGGCACGGTTACGCAAATCAGGAGTAAACCGGCACGTGTGCGCGTTAATACCGGAGATCTCGAAACGGGCTGGCTGCGCTGGTCAGCCGCTCGTGCTGGCGCATTCAGGACCTGGATGCCGCCGGCTGTGGGTGAGCAGGTTTTGCTCGGGTGCCCTGGCGGCACCACAGAGGCCGCCGTGATCCTGTGCAGCATTAACAGCGCAGAATTTCCGGCACCCTCTGACAATCTCAGCGAGATATGTATAGCCGCACCAGACGGCGCGCAATTCAGTTACAACGCGGAAACGGGCGCGCTGAATGCCAGCGGTATTAAAACGGCGACTATCGCCGCATCAGTATCGGTCAGACTGGAGACGCCGCTGGTTGAGTGCACGGATCAGCTGATGGCGCGAACGCTCGACATCACTGAGGGCGGAACGCTGAACGGGGATTTTACGCACCGCGGCAAATTCACCTCTAACGGCGTGCAGGTTGATGATCATGATCACGGCGGCATAAAACGCGGCAGTGAATGGACGGAGGGCATCAAATGACGTCCAGTTATATCGGAATGAACCCGGACGGCACCGGCTCAGTAAGTGACCGAGATCAAATCTGGCAGTGTGTCCGCAAAATTCTCACGACGCCGGTCGGGTCACGGGTGATGCGCAGAAATTTTGGCTCTGCCGTTCCCGATCTTGTGGATGGTCCGAAAAATGCGGTGACACGCATGCAGCTGATGAGCGCGACAGCGATCGCGATCGCGCAGTGGGAGCCGCGCATCACACTGACGATGGTTAACGTGCAGTATTCAGCGTCGGGCGCAGCGTCGGCAGAACTGGCCGCCACGTTAAACGAAGCGCTGACTGAGATCAGCACAACTATGAACCTGAAATGAGGGGGCAACGTGTCGATTGATTTATCGCAGCTGACGCAACCGGATGCCATCGAGCTGCCAGATTTTGAGGCGGAGCTGGCCGCCGTGGTTGCGCTGATTGTGGCGGCATTCCCGGAGGGCCAGCAGAAAGCCGTCTCGACGGCGCTGGCGCTTGATTCTGAACCCATGGCGGCGCTGGCTCAGGCATACGCTTATCGCAGCATTCACTATGCACAGCGCATTAATGAGGCCGTGCGCGGCGTGATGCTGTCGAGCGCCAGAGGCAACGATCTGGATCAGGTTGCCGTCTGGCTGGATACGGAACGGCGCGTGACCATCCCGGAATCAGAAAATGAAGATCCCACCTATGAGAGTGACGATGTATTGCGCGGGCGCGCTCTGCTGTCATGGTCGCGCCTCAGTACGACAGGGCCAGGTAATGCGTATCGCTATTTTGCGCTGAGTGCCGATCCTGACGTGCTCGACGCCAGAGCCTACGGCCCGGAAACGCACGGCCAGCCCGGCCATATTTTTTTATATGTGCTGTCACGTTCGGGTGATGGGACTGCCTCGCAGGCGTTACTCGACACGGTAGCGGCTGCCGTAAACGATGATGAGGTACGACCGCTAACCGATTACGTCAGCGTCCGCTCAGCTGAGATTGTCAGCTATGAAGTCGTGGCAGATATCCACATCCCGTATGGCCTGGACGGCGATATTGTGATTGCAAACGCATCTGATGCGCTGATGGCCTACACCGATTCTGTCCATCTTATTGGTTCAACCGCGGCGCGATCCGGTATTGACGGCGCGCTGCATCAGCCGGGTGTGATTACGGTTGACCGTGCTGCGCCAACTGCTGATGTGGTTGCCGCTATGGGGCAGGCACCAAAATGCTCAGCAGTGAAATTAAACAGGGTGGTGATTGGTGGTGAATAGCGAGCCAGTTGCATCAATTTTACCGCCCAATGCAACCGCAGTGGAGCTGGCAATAGAGCGCGCCAGTGCCCAGGTGCTGGCGCGGTTGCCTGTCAATCTGATCCGCTGGGTGAAAAACCCTGATTTGTGCCCTGTAGCACTACTGCCCTGGCTGGCGTGGGAGTACCAGGTAGACACGTGGAATTCTGACTGGACCGAGCAGCAGCGGCGTGACGCGATAAAACGAGCGGCATACGTCCACCGTCACCGGGGAACGATAGCAGCAGTCAGGCGTGCACTGGTTGATAGCCCTTTCGGGGTAGAGATCATTGAGTGGTTTAATCAGGCGCCAATGGGCGAGCCGTACACATTCAGACTGCACATAGATCAGCGGAATTTGCCCACATCTTCCCTGTCGTATCAGGATCTGACAGCAGCGATTTTGCGCGCTAAAAACCTGAGATCCTGGTTTTCTGTTCATATTTTTGGCCGCAGTGAGGGGCGAGTGTTTGGTGCGGGGTATATGTATGCATCCGAGTCCCTGATTACCCGCATAACATAACGCCGCTGAGGAGAATAATTTTTATGAGTTATGGGCTGGTTCTGACCACTGCCGGCGCGGCAGAAATTGAAACCGCATATCAGGCCGGCGAAACAGTTGCGATCGTGCAGGTAGCACTCGGCGATGGTGGCGGAACGGTATTACCCTCCACCCCGGCAGAGCTTGCTGAGGTCACGCAGCTGGCCGGGCTATTTGGGAGCGAGACGTTTTCAGGCGCTGAAACCGATGAGGGCATGATCAGCGGGCTGGCCGTTATCCCCTGCGCAACATATCCGGGTAAAACACTGCGCGAGGTTGGGTTAGTCAGCGCATCAGGCACGCTCATCGCCTATGGCATTTACCCGGAAACCTACATCCCTGATGAGGGTGCAGCAGTGCTTAAAGAGATCACCCTTACGCTGGTGATGGCGCTCACGCATGCAGAGAACGTGAGTATTCAGGTTGATCCGTATATCGCCATCATAACTCAGGAAACCGGCGACGCACGTTATCTGCAGCGGCAAAAAAATCTGGCAGATCTGAGTGATTTGGCGGAGGCGCTGAAAAATCTGGGTCTGGAACTCGTTGGAAACTGGCAGGCTGTGCAGGCTAACGGCGGTAAACATTCGTCCGGCAATCATCGCATCTATGTTGACTGGAATGATGCTGCAGGAAAATTATATGGAACTGTTGATGATACGGATGTAGGTGAATTTTTTACTACGCAAAATCCACCCTCTGCTGCGCAAACCGGGGCTTACCCTATGACCGGGGGAAACCTGGACGATGACGCTAGCGTAACTGTTATGTCCGGCCTCAAAGACGGAAACTCCGGGGAGGCGCTTTACACCCCTATGATCCGCGCTGCCATGAGAGGCCGGGGCGGTGACATGGATTTCAAAGACGGGGGGTCAGCCTGTTTCCGTCTGGTAGAGGTTATCAGCAACTATGCGTATGCAGAGATCCTGGTTGATGGATGGGGTAGCGTTCGATCATTTCAGTTTCGCAATGATGGGACTATCCGCGCGCCCAGTTCGGTTTATGCAGGTCAGGGGTTTATTGCGCCTGACGGCAATCTTTACGGTCCCGTGTGGAATGGCTACCTTAATCAATGGGTTCTGGCGCAGATTAATGCGCTGAACGTCGCACTAAATAACCAAATCACTGCCTCAATAAATAACAATAATAGCGGATGGGTGCTGCCAAATTTCCAGCTAAAAAACACCGCTAATCTGGGCGGGGGCTGGGAAAAAGACAGCACCACAGGCCGCATCAGGCAATGGGGATATCTGAACGCCGGCGCGACTACCGGTTTTTTTCAGGTAAATTTCCCAATCACATTCCCGAATGCCTGCGCCAACGTCCAGGTAACCGTTGTTAATGGAGGGGGCGGTAAATTTGCGGACAACTTTGCGACCGCGGGGAATGTGACGCAATCCGGGTTTACCTGTGGACAGGACACGGGCGGGTCGTATTGGGAAGCGATAGGGTGGTGAGGAATATATGAGCGATATTTATTACAGCGCCACAAATAACGGTTTTTATCACGTCGCTTTCAGAGAAATTTATGAGGCGTCTGCTAATGGCTGGCCTGATGACGCAATTACAGTTTTAGCGACAGATTATGAAAATCTGCTGCAGGGACAATCCGCAGGACGCATTATTACCACAGATTCAGACGGCCAGCCGGTTCTGACTGATCCGGTAATCGACTGGCAGGAGCGTGCGGAACAGCAGCGGAAAAACCATATCGCCACTGCAAATGAAACGACAGCAGACTG